AAATGCTGAGATCCGACATTCTCGTCGCCCTCCCGCAGCTTCTGTTCGTGGACTACGACGACGCGCTCGGCGTCGACATGGACCAGTCGCCCGCGGATTTGGGGACGTTCATCGTTCCGTTCAAGTGCGAGGTCTTCCTCGCCGGAGCGGTCGTTACCGAGGTCTGCTGCGGGGCGGATACCACCCCGATCGTCGACTTCGACCTGCGGCCCACCGCGGGCTCCGATTCGGACCGCGGCGCCGCGGACATCGGCCACCTGATCCTCGGGACATCCGCGGCCGGGGCGGTCATGTACGACGAAGCGGCCAAGGGGACGGTTCTGGAGCCCGGGATGGAGGTCGTCTTCGAGCTCAAAACCGCGGCGGCCGACGCCGGCGGCGGCTTGCAGACAGGTCATGTGTTGCCGTTTTTGCTCGTGAAGGTCATCCCCGAGGTCATCGGGAACCTGGCCGACATGGTGGAGACGGCCTAACGGACGGGCCGGGGCCCTTCGGGACGGATCCCGGCCCCTTTGAAAGGAGAGAAGAACATGGGAGCTTTTGCATCGACCGACGTCACCGTGACGATCGCGTCCCGGGACCGCGAGATCGCCGGGGGCCAGGCGGGGCGGAACATCAGCCTCGCGCAGATCGCCTTCGGGGACGGATCCCTGACCTACGCGACGGGCGGGGTTCCCCTGCCCGCGATCGGGACCTTCGGGTTCCGGACCGCGATCTCGTTCGCCGCGATCGAACAGCCGCCCGCGAACGGGTTCATCTACAAGTTCGATCGGACCAACCACAAGATCAAGATCTTCACCCAGGGCGTCCGGACCGGGAGCACCGCGGCCGGCGCACCCGAAAACGGCGCCAACTGCGAGGACTCCTTCGCGGCGGAAGGGGCGATCACCCTCTCGAACTCCGCGCCGGACACGACCTACGACATCGGGCAGCAGATCGAGCTGCCCAACGGCAGCGCGCCCGCGGCCGTGACGATCTACGTGCTCCTGATCGGAGACTAACCCGGGGAAGGCCGGCCGAAAAGGCCGGCCGGATCCATTGACGAAGCGGCCCCTTCCAAAAGAGGGATCACGCCGCGGAGAAAGGACAAAGATTTTATGGCACAGAAACTGTTCATCAAGATGGCCGACGGAAGCCAGCAGCCGGTGAAGGTGATCCGCTCCTGGGCGACCTCCGGCGGAAACTCGGTGTTCCTGCACGAAAACGGCCGCTACGCCTACAAGGACGGCTCGCCGCTGAAAAGCGCGGCGGAGCTGGACATCCTCCCCCGGGTGCAGCGGGAGGCCGCGCTCGCCTGGTGGATCCGCAAGGGCCGGGCGGAGGCGGAGGCCCACTACGAGGCGAAGCTCGCGAAGGACCGGGAGGCCGCGGGAGACTTCCGGGCCGAGGTCCCTTTCCCGGACGAGCTGGACGCGGCGACCTACTGCCGCAAAAGGAGCGACGCGAAGAGCAAGAACCCGGCAATCTCGGCGCCCCACGCCTGGATGGAGTGGTTCCCGAAGCGGCCCGACTGGTGGGGCCAGGCGAAGGAGATCTCGTTTACCGACTACACCTACGTCATGGCCGAGGCGCCCTCGGGCGACGAAGGCGCCCTCGGAGATGATAGCTCCCCGGGCGCCGATTAGCACCGGAAACAGGAGGAAGAGATGGCAGCGACAATCCAGTTCCATGAAATGAGCGCCGCGGATGCCGGCGTGGACAAAACCAGCGGGACGATCCGCTTCAAGGACGCGGACAATGCGACCGTGGACCTGAACAACCCGCTCGTCATTCCCGACGTGGATCCCATCTTCTCATACACCAAGAAGCTCCGCGCCTACATGGAAGATCCGCCGTCCGTGCAGATCACGAACCTGCGCTGGTATTCGGACGGAAGCTCCGGCTTCGGGACGGGCGTCGGGGTGACAGTCAAAAACATCGGCGTCACGTTCGGCAGCCAGTATAAGACCGAGATGTCCGGCGGCGCCGATTTCTTCGGGAAGACGTCCGGGTCTCCGCTCGACGGCGACGGGACCGATACGGGGCCCTTCGTCCCCGCGGACGACAACAGCTACATCGGCGACATCATCGAACTCCAGATGTCCGTCGCCGCGTCCGCGTCCCGCGGGGCCCTGTCGGCAGAGGCGATTACCCTGGCCTACGACGAGATCTGACGGAGGGGGAATGAACCTCGCGGAGGCCTACGGATGGGAGGCGGAACAGCCGGACGGGTCCCTTCTCACAAAGGGCGGAGACCTGGAGGGGTGCGTCCGCGTGTCTTTGATCCCCGTAGCTGCCGGGCTGCCCCGGCACGATTTCGTCGGCTGCACGCCGCTGCGCCGCTTCGGCCGCGGCTTTCTCCGGGTGACGGGCGGCGGGATGAGGGAATATCTCCATTGCGTGGTCTGCCGGGGTTTCCGGATCTATTGCCGGTCCACCGACGGCGGGATCGTCGTGACGCCCGAGGATCAGGAGCTGTATTTGTAGACGGAGAACTGGATGAGCAACATCTTCAACAATTTTGAGTTGCTCGACTTCATCAACCTCGACGAGATGATGTGGGAGGGGGAGGAGTCCGCCGTCACCTACACGGTCTCCGCCGACCTCGACGCCGCGCTCCAGAAGGGTTCCGGCCTATCGGCCGGGCTCGACGCCGGGCTCCAGGACACGGACCAGGCCGTTGCGGACCTCGACGCGGCCCTCCAGAGGTCCGGGAGCGCCGCCGGAAGTCTCGACGGTGCGCTCCAGACGCTCGAATCGGAGCAGTCCTCCCTGGACGCCGTTTTGCAGTCCGTCAATCCGTTCGCCCGGGCCTACTTCGGCGCGATGCTCCAGGACACGGACCAGGCCGTTGCGGACCTCGACGCGGCACTCCAGAGGTCCGGGAGCGCCGCCGGAAGTCTCGACGGTGCGCTCCAGACGCGCGAATCGGCGCAGTCCTCCCTGGACGCCCTGCTCCAAGGGCTGGGGATCCCCGTTTCGGGGTCCCTCGGCGCGATGCTCCAGCAGGGGGATACGCGCGGCGCGCTCCTCGACGCGATGCTCCAGCGGGGGGACACATCCATCTCCGCCCTGGACGCAAAGCTCATGAAGATCTGCACCCGCACGGCGGAACTGGACGTTCTTGTCAAAAAAGAGGGTGCGACGGCGTTCGCCAGCCTGGGCGGTCTGCTGAAGAAGGAGAATGTCTCGACCGCCGGGGGGATGGACGCGATCCTGTTTAAGATTGTCGACCTCCCGGTCTGTTTCTGCCGGGGCTGCGGAACGACCTACATGATCGACGAGAGGATGTACGAGGAGCCGGAGCGCTGCCCGAAATGCGGCCGGCGCCCGGTTACGAACGACACGAAGGGAGAAGATGGGTATGGCATCCACTAAATCACAGCCCGATAAGATGGAGTTCATCGACGAGCCCACGACGGCCTCGTTCCACTTCCACGAGAAGGGGAAGGTGCAGCCGAAGGGGTACAAGGGGCTCCAGGTGGACAAGGAGGCCACGGTGACGGTCCGGGGGAAGATCAAGCAGATCGGATCCACCTGGGACAACTCCAAACAGTTCACGATCGAGGTTTCCTCCTGCGAGATCGAACAGGAGGCGGCCGGGCCCGTCTCGCTCGACGCGGCGATCGCGGGCGCGGACAAGACGAGAAAGAGGATGATCTGAGATGGACGGAAAATCCCTCCTCAATGCGGTTCTGGACCTCTGCGACGACCGGAACGCCGCGGCGGAGCTCTACCACCGCCGGAGGATCTTCGAGTGCCTGGACCACGCCTGCGCGATCTTCTGCCGCTCGGTCCGCAGCTACAAGGCCTCCGCGACCCTCACCACCGTCGCCCTCCAGCAGGACTACACGCTTCCCGCGGACTTCATCGACCTCTACATGAAGCGGGGCGGCGGCTACTTTGTGCGCTACTACGACGGAACGGACTACTCCTGGCCCCGGGTCGTCCCCTGGGAGGAGCTCTTCCAGGCGAACCTCACCGACGAGCAGAGCGTCCCCTCCCGGGTCTCGATCCGCGAGGCGGAGAGCGCCGCGACCGCGATCACCGGGACCGCGACCGCAACCGCCGCGAAAGGGGCCGACGGCCTCTGCACCCTCACCGACTCGACCAAGGCCTTCCTGACGACGAACCGGGTCTGGCCCAGGGACAAGATCCACAACACCACGGACGGATCGAGCGGGGTCGTCGTGGCGGTCCCGACCGCGACGACGCTCCGGGTCGCCCTCTTCGAGGGGGGGAACGACGACTGGACGAACACGGACGCCTACACGATCGTCCCCTCCGCGGAAAAGCAGCTCTCCCTGGAGGCGGAGGCGGAGACCCCGGGACATTTGATCCTCGTCCCCTATATCGCGATGCCCGAGCCGGTCTATTCGGACTACGGCGCCTGGCGGCTTCCGGAGCGGTCCTGCCGGGGGATCGCCGCGGGCGCGGCCGCTCTCTTGCAGCTCGCGCGGCACAGCTACACGGAGACATCCTGGATGAACGGGCAGTTCTCCGAGGAGATCCGGAGGGCGAAAACGGAGATCGGACGGGCGATCCTCGACGGCGGCGGGAACCGGAACCGCCCCGGCTGGTAAGGGGGAAACTATGGCAGGCGTATGGCCCAACCTGGACATCTCGGACCTGGAGAGCAGGACCCGAACCTATCTCAACGAGGTCACGGCCTCCTTCTTCACCCAGGCGGAGCTCTACCGCTGGCTGTCGCTCGCGGTGAAGGACATCGCGCAGCGCTCCCTCTGCTGCCGGCGGATCCTCGATGCGGTGACCATCCCGGCGACCCGGGAGGTCGCGGTTTCGGCCTACAAGGTCCTCCACGTCGAGTACGTCCCCGCTTCGGGGAAGCCGGTCATGCTCAAGAAGATCGACCCGCTGAAGCTCGGGAACCTCTCGAACAACGGATCGACGCCGCAATCCTGGTACGAGTTCGGATCCAATATCGGGATCGAGCCGCTGCCCGCCGCGGCCTACAAGCTGCGGCTCTACGTCGCGGACCTCCCGAAGATCCGCCATGCGACCTGGCCGATCGCGTCATTCGTGACGGGCTGGACGGAAGTTGTCGGCCATTCCTTCTGGACGGCCGGGACCTCGCTCGTCTTTTTGGGAACGGCGCTCAACGACGAAAACGCGATCGAAGGGCCGACGCTTTCGGCGAGCACGAACTACACGATCCGCTTCACCGTCTCCGGCCTCGTCTCCGCGGAGCTCACCTGCCTGGCCGGGACGACCGCGTCGCCCACGATCGACTCCAACGGCGTCCATGCCGTGACCCTGACCTCCTCCGCGGGGACCCCGAAGCTGACCTTCAACGGGAAGGACAAAAAGACCCTGGGCGGCGGGACGGTGACGGTGGACGACGTCTATATCCTCAAGGAACAGGACTTCACCGTGGGATCCGACACGGACCAGACGGAGATCGGCCCGGCGTGGCAGCACCTGGCCTGCCTCTACGCGACGGCCCAGGCGCTCCGCAAGGACCGGAAACCCGCGCCGGCGACCCTGATCGAGACGATCGTCGCGGGCGAGATCGACTACCTCCGGCAGAACCTCGTCGAGGTCCTCCCGGACGGGCAGAACAGCGTCAAGTACCTCTAACGGGGACGATCGATGCCGGAAACGAGAAAAATATACGGGGCGCGGGAGTTGACCGGAGGCGGGTTCGGCGCCCTGGATTCGATCGACACGACGGGTCTCCCGGACGAGAGCCTGGCCTACGTCTGCCAGGGAACGGTCCTGCGCTGCTACGCCTTCGACGCGGATTCGGTTCTGACGGAATCCTCTCCCGACCGGATCAAGCCGGATTCGGGACCGGGATGCTGGCTCCTGCAATCGGATACGGAGTTCATGAATATCCTCCTGGTCGAGCTGATTTTGACCAATTCCGCATTGGTTACGGGGCAGGTCCTGGGGGGGAGCGAGATCCCGGTTTGCTCCGAACTCGACGGGATGGACCTGGTGGACGTCGTCGTGACGATCCCGCCTTCCGGGACGGTTTCCTCCGGCGGTGCTTTGGAGTTTCAGGTGGTGCGGACGCGCGACGGCGCGACGGCGGACATGCTCTCCGCAAATCTCACAATCGCGGAAGGGGAGAATGTCTCCGGGATCTGCTCGATCGACGGGGACAACGACGACGTGGCGACAGATGATTTTGTCCATGTGGACTGCGAAGCGGATGGAACCGATGCAAAAGGGCCGATATGGGTAAAGCTAACTTTCAGATAATCCGACTGCGCCCTGAAGACAGGTATCTTTACGATACCCTGATTCTCTATTGCAAGTCCTCCATCCACAGCGGCGCGATGTGGCTCGCCGCTCCGACGTTTTCCGATTCGGATCGGTGGGTGACCAGCGATGGTTTTCCGTTCGAGATCACGATGTCGCACGAGTTGGCGGCGGAAAAGAGGCAATTATACTACACGGACGACGGAGACGACCCGACAAATGAATCTGATTTGTATGACGAAGACCATATCGATGTGGCTGCACCTCCACTATCGGCACCATACGGGACGTTGATAGAGATAAAAGGGATCGCCTGGGAGCCGGTCAGGGAGGATTACAGCCCCGTTGCCTCCCGGAAGTATTGGTATGACAATGTTGTGATTTATAGAGATTCTCCAGGTTTAGGGCTTGACGTGGGAACAATCCATTCCGGCGCCATGGCCGAGATGGTGGTCGCGGCCGAAGAAGCGGAAGAATCCTTGTCGCTTGAATTAACGGGCGGCACGATAGAATCCGGGACATATACGGCGATCGTGGTGAGTGCCCCGGCGGATTCGGAAGAGGAGAAGAACCTTGAGCTCACCGGAGGAACAATAAAACAGGGCAAGTGGTGGGATCCGATTGTAGAAATCGAACCGCCGTGGGATTGAGAGGAAATTATGAAGACCCTTGAAGTCGCGAAAGTAGGCCTGACGGGAACTGTGGCAAGCTGGGAAGTCATCAACCCCGACGGCTCGATTGCCCAGGCTTGCTACAACCCGAAGAACAACCTGATCCTGGATGTCGGACTGGACATGGTCGGAGGGTATGCAAGCATCCCCGCGTGCTTCGCCTACATTGCCCTCGGTACGGGGACAAGTGCTTCTAATGTCCTTATGACTGCGCTGGAGGCCGAAACGACCTATGGAGCAACGACAAGGCCTCCGGCGTCAGGGTATAGTGCCTATGATGGGATTACGCTCCCTGCCGCAGACGCAGACCCTTTCATCGTGGAATATGCAATCGGCATTCAGACCGCCGTAGGCAAGCTCAACGGAACCTTCACGGAATTGGGCTTTGGGCCCACAAGCACCAAGGACGCAAACCTGTTCTCTCGATTTAGAATCTGCGACTCAGAAGGCACGCCTACCTCTGTTACAGTAACATCCGAGCAGCAACTCCGCGTGAAGTATATCATTGGAATCAGATTTCTCCCCATCGTCCCCACGGCTTATGATTTTGATATAACTGGCTATGGAGACGACATCGGCTATACCGCAGGGTGGCAGTCATTAGGATATATTAGTATTCTCCTGTACTTATTTGGGACGCTTGATGGGTTCTATACGTTCGGACAAAGCGTGCAGATTGGGTATTGGAAATTTCTTGTAAAGACAGTTACTACTGCCGATATTACATTCTCAGATCTTATCACAACAAGATCTTATGCTGCATGGGCGGTTCTTCAGGTTCTAACAGCAGGAACTGGACCGACATCCCCCTACTATACAAGGGATGCCTATACACCAGGTTCCTATGCTCAATATCTTAATATCCCCTTTACCACACTTGAATCTGTAGGAAACATATACGGCCTGCAACTTTTTATCAATAACTATACCGGGGGAGGTAATTACAATAGTGTCCTTCTGTGGCTCTGCAAGTTTGACGATCCTATCGTCAAGCCCGATACTCATAATCTGACGTTCAAACTGAAATTCTCCTGGGGGAGGGGTTCATAGGATGGATACGATTGAAATGACCGCCGCGATCCGATCCGGGCTCCGCCTCCCCGACGGGGATGTTCCCGTCTCCGACACAGAGATCCTCTCGGCGATCCATGACGGCTACAAGGACACGGCGGCGCTCGCCCTCTGTGTGGAGGAAACCCAGGACGTCGTCACGACGGCCGGCGAGAGGACGGTGCCTTTCACGGGGATCCGCGTCAACTACGTCGAACGGCTCGACACGGTCCCGCCCCGGGGTCTCCTCCGGGTCCACCCGGCGACCTTCGGCCTCCGCCCCGCCGCGGGGACGGAGCCGGAGTTCTGGTTCCCCTGGGGCGACGTGGTCTGCCTGGATCCCGTCCCGGCCTCCGCGATTCCGCTTCGCCTCTACGTCGCCGACTACCCGGCCGAAGCCCCGGGCGAAGCCGAGTGGGACTACATCTACGCCGATACGGCCGCCTACGCCTGGACCGACACCGTCGCCTACCATTGGATCCGGATGGCGGGCGGCGAACTGACCGACCTGCCGCCGGAGTTCCGCGAGTGCCCGCTCTACTTCGCGTTCTATGCGGTCGCGCTCAAGCTCCGCGCCTGGAAGGCCGCGCTGCAATGGTACAACCGCTACATCCTGTCCATCTCCCGCCGGAAGGCGGAATACATCCGCCGGGTGCCGGACCGCCGGAGGGACCGCGAG